AAAAGACCCACAGGCGCGGCGCTTCAATTAAGGTTACTAACTACCCACAACTCGCGATTTTAAGCAGGATTCTGAACGGCCAAGAATCGTTGCCTAACATAATGTACTATCCGGCGGCCAAAGATTTTACTACGGCCAGCTCAAGCGTTTTGGTGGATAAAAACTATGTTGATACCGGTATCTTAGCTGGGTGTGCCAATGGTAGCGAAACGGTAAAAGGTTGTTCCGAATTGGCAACAGTCGCCGAGATTAACGCTGGTACAGGATTAGGCGGATCGGCCGCAAGGTTATTTATCAATCCCTCTTATCTCGCTTCCTCAAATTATTCTACATTTCTACCAAGCACCGGACAGAAAGACGCTTTAGCCGGATCAAGTGGAACGCCGGGGGCCGGCAATTTATACATAACTGCCGACGACGTATCCAACGCCGGTGCTTCCGGAAAGATTGTACGTTTGAATGGCACGGCTTTGCCTACCGGATTAAAGCTTGGCGTTACCGGTTTAACTATGACCGCCTCTGCCTCCGGAGATTTGATTGTTAAGGGGAGTGGTAACTTTGTACGCTTGGCCTCGGCCGGTGCAGACGGTTATGCTCTCATTTCTTCAAGCTCTTTCGTAACCGAAATGACTTGGAGGCCAATTGTAAGGTGGGAGTATATCGGATCGGTGGCTACTGGCGACACCTCGGTTTGGAGTTCGGCAAATATAACTGCTCCGACTGGGGCGAAAGCCGCGATCGTTACTATGGTGGGCGATCAGAACGAGAATCCAGATATACAATTCGGCGGAGAGGTTACAATTTTCCCAACTGGCAAAACTTCCGGGACAATCGTTGAGGACGGCGGGGCTGACAGCAAATCAATTACGGCTTCTTGGAACCCTGCTACAAACAAAATAACAATAAGTGGGCCGACGAATGTATGCCAGTTAGGTCCATACTGCACGGCCTATTTCTACAAATAATCCGTCCTCAACTTAAAACTAACCCAATGACAGACAATTTATACAAATACTTTAAGGCAACGCCAAGCGGAACAACCGAGCCAGTTTATTATCAGACAAAGACCGGTACTGCCGCTGACATTGAAAAAGTTGATCCCTCCGTTTTGAGCGGTATTGATTTAGCTTCCTTGCCTCAAGGTGTCGGAAATGCTTTACCTTTTGCTTCATTAAAAACTTCGGGCGGAGGGGGGGATAGCGGAAATAGTGGCAATCCGGTAATTGATTTTGCTCGTTACACCGGAACCTCGCCCTATGATACTGCCGCTAAAAACTACTACGAGGGCCTTGATCGCACGGCTCCGACGGCAGAGGAGGAGTCCACGATCAGGGAAAAAATAAGACAGCAAATGCAGTCGCAAATTGACGCTATCAGTCAAAGTTATGTTTCACTATTTGAAAATGTGGCCGTAGCCGGAGAGGATCGCTTGGGACAAACAAGAGCAACCCAAGCTCGCGGAGGCTTGCTCGGTTCTCCAATGGGAGCGGCTCAAACGGAAAAGACCAGACAATTAAACCAAAAAGAAGTCGCCGCGCTAGAAGCAGAAAAGGGGTTAAAGATACAAGAGGTATTTGGTAAAATCGACGATCGTGCAAAAGAAGAAGTTAAAGCCAAAAAAGCCGAAGCACTAGGGAATACCGAAAAATATCTAAAATATCTTGCGGCCACTGTTGATAAATCTCGCGAGGATATAAAAACCCTTGCTCAAGGCGGAGTGTCATTAGATAAACTCTCAAGCGACCAATATACAAAACTCCTTGACTCAACCGGCTTTGACAAGTTCGGACTGGAAGCTTTTTATAACGCCAACAAGAAAGAGGAGGATAAGATTGATTACAAGTACGAGATTTCTGGCAACAAAGTCTTTGCCTATGGGCTTGATCCCAAGACCGGGAAAATCGTAACTCAACAATCAGACCTCCCGGCTGGTTTTGCTCCGGCTAAAAGCACGGAATATACACAGGTAATAGCCCCGGACGGTACGCTTATTCTTACTCCAAAAACTTTTGACACAACTAAACCGATTAAGGATCAGCTCTTAATCTATGGCGACAGGAAGTTTAAGGCCCCGAAAGACCCAAGCGACAACTTCTTTAAGCCCTCTGCGGACGAAAAATCGGCGGCGGCACGTTATTTGCAATCCCTCCCCGGCTTCAAGCAGTCCGATCTCAACGCATTAGAAACCGACTCGTCGTTTTTCTATACCGTTCTCCAAAAAGCGATTGACGGCGATTTCTATAAACCTGTAACAACCGGGTATTAAGCTTAAAAATTATGGGATTATATGAGGATTTTCAAAAGAAAACCGGAGTATTCAGTTCGCCGGCTCCCACGCCACAACCGCAACCAACGCCTCAATCCGAGGGCATATTTAAGAAAATAGCGAGGGCTGTTTTACCAAAGTTTGTTGAGGATAAAATCGTTGGGCCGAAACCAAGCGCACCAGTTCCGATTACTCCAACCCAAGAGCCAAAAATAACTGGCTCTATTTACGATCAGTTTAAGAGCAAGACCGGCGCGTTTGCCGGTACTCCTGTTTTGGAAACAAAACCGACGCTTCCAACACCGGGAGCAGAGAAAGACGACGGCAAAAACTTTGCTCAAGAAGTTGCCGAGAAAGGATTGAGTTTAGTTGGCCCCGCGCTCAAATATGTTTTAGATAAGGTCGGCAAGGTTAAAAACTTCTACGGAGAGCTTAATTTTGATAACGAAAACAAAATGCGTGAGATGAACGCTAGCTTTTATAAAGAACGCAATTTGCCAGTCCCGGATAAATATAAACCCTATGCAACCAAAGAGGAGTACGAGGCCGACGCTCCAATCGTCAAAGCCCTCAATACCAAAACAGGAAAAAAGATTGTTACTACTGTCGCGCGCGAGTCGTCCGGAAGCTCTATCTTGGCCCGAATAAAATCTCTTGGCGACGATACCTACCAAGAGGCCTACGATAAATACCAAAAAGCCAGCGAGAACCCGGATAATCCGGAATGGAAAAAGTTTTTAATCAATATTGGTAATACTGGGCCACAGACGGCGATTGGTGTGTTGTTGAGCGTAGGATTAACCAACGCCACAAAATCCCCGGCCGTTGGTACTGCCGTATCAACCGCTTATTTCGGATCACTCTCGGCCGATGAACAATTACGAGAGAAAGGCAAAGTTTCCAGTTTACTCAATATCGGCATTGATACCGTCGGAGATCAGCTCTTGGGTAGAACCATTGAGGGACTATTCAAACAACCAGCCAAAGCCCTTGTTAAGTCAATGGTGCAGTCATTTGGTATTGAGGGTGGCACAGAAGTATCGCAGACCCTCTTAAAGCTCTCCAACGACTACGCCAACGCCAAAACCGACCAAGAGAAGCAAGACGTTATTGATAAAGCCAAAGGGTATGTACTCTCCGGGGATATGATCCAAGAGTTTCTTGTTGGTGGCGTAATCGGCGCCGGTGTTGCCGCCGGAGGTTTTGCTGTTTCAAAAATGGGAGGTTCCGTTGATACCTCACAATTAGCCGGAGGAGGGCCAACCGCCATAGAAGCTGAACCCGGAAGCGTTTATGACCAATTTAAGAAAGGCGATTTAGGCCCGGCGCATTTTGGTATAGAGCAAAAGTTTGCCAATGCTCCGGAGGATCAAATTATTGGCGAGTTTAATAAAGACATACAAAGCTATCAATCAAGCGGTATATCGTTTGAGGGCGATCAACAACCCCTCAATGCTTCATTGTTGCGATTACAAGAGTTTTCAAATCTGCCGGCCGTCCAAAGTAAAACAAAACTTGATGTTGAAAAAGCCATACAGTCAAAAGAGTTGCCGGTTAATGACGACGGCACCATAACCGTATTCCGAGCCGGGGCCGTTCCAGAGGGAGATCGTTTGACTTCGGTTGCGTTTACAAGGCAAGCCGCCGAGGACTTTGTAGCCGGGCAAACTTCCGAGGGAGTCAATGTCCCCATTGCTGAAACTCAAATTGATCCCGGGCAGATTAAGGTATTTATTGGTGGTAGCGAGAAAGAGATTTTATTGTCGGCCGAGGATTTAAGAACGGCATTATCCAAGACACCGGAGGAGGAGTTTAAGGGAAAGTTGCCGAAAGAAACGGTATTTTATCGGGGAGGCGGACAGGCGGAAGTTATCAAGCCGAGAGTCCGGGAAGCGGCCCAGCAGGTTAAAAAAACCCAGCAGGTACCCGGAAAACGCGAGGGCCTATTTCTTGAGGCCAAAACTAAAGAGGGACTAACCATTACCAAACAAGACGTGGTTAATGCTATGACTGGCCGGGCCACGCGAGAGGAAAGCCCAATGAGGGATTATACCGGAGGCCAGTTGTGGATCAAATTAGATGTTGAGGATTATTACTCTATCCCCGAAAAATTAAGAGATACGTTTTATAAAAATCGTAATAAGTTTCCAGTAAAATCAAGTTACGAAAAAGCTCAAAATGAGGAGCTTAATTTTCCTAAAAAACTTGAGGATAAGCTTAATGTCCTCGGAGAAAAGGCACGCAATCAGACCCGAGCCGGCAAGTTTGAACTAAAACAAACATCAAAAGGTTTTGACGTTATAACCGATAGCGGAGTATTTGCAACACTTGAAAGCACGGCTCCAAAAAAAGCCGGGACAGAACCCTCATTTAGCCGAGGCGATCTTGCCGACTTGGTAAAAGCTTCTCCGGAGTTTGCGGCCAATCCTACCTTTGAAGTCATAGAAAAAGACGGCGACAAATACCTTTCTTACGATAAAGGCAAAATGAAGTTTACTATCCAAGCCAACGCATTAGGCCTCAAGGTGGAGAACTTAAAAATTGGCGACGTGATAACATTGGACGCTCAAACACTCAAGGCCAAAGGCAAGGGATTTGTGGTAAACAAATATGAGGGCGGAACTCCAAGCGGCTATGCTTCCGCCGGGGGCTTTGCAGAGAATACAACCGTTGAACTGGGGCATTTGAAAGATATAAAACCGATTGAGCTTCCAGAGCTTGTTGATCTTGCCAGAGAGTTAATGGGATCCGCCCCGGAGATTAAAAACAAAGTAAGCCGACATTTTGGCGGTACGGCGCTAGGGGTATTTATAGGCAAAGGCGAGGGCGAAATAAGATTGAGAGCAGATTTATTTAATCCCAAAATATCCTCTCCGGATCAAGCGGCAAAAACTTTGGCCCACGAAATAGGACATTTGGCTGACTGGCTACCTACAAAAAATCTCAAGAGGGGCAATTTACTGGCCCGGCTTTTAACGTTAGAAGATTTTAGAAAAAATACTTTTGAGGACATAATCGCCACCGACAAAGAATTAAGAACCGAACTAAAAGCGCTGACTCAATACTGGAAACCCTTTGACGATCAAGACAAGCCGAGTTTTACCCGATACCGATACTCTGCACCGGAACTCTACGCCGACGCTATCTCGGTGTTATTCAACTCCCCCGGGACTGTTGAGAAAATGGCCCCAAAGTTTTACAACACGTTTTTTGAGCAGTTAGATCAAAAAGCAGAAGTCAAAGACGCGTATTTTGAAATCCAATCTTTATTAAGCGGAGAGCGTATTGATGTTATCGCGCACCGTCGGGCCGGGGTGCAGGAAATGTTTAATACGGCTGACTACAAAGCCAAAGACCTTGAGGCAAGAAAGAGGGCTGAACGCGAGGAAAAAAAGAAAAATCTTTTTTTCCGTTTCAAGTTTGAGGTGGTTGATCGCAACCAGAAAATTATTGATAAAGTCAACGAGCTTAAAAAACAGGGCAAGCACATAAACCCCGACGACGATCCACGCTATACCCTTGAGGAACGAAATTATCTTGGCGGAAAAATCAAAGCCATATTTGAGCGCGACTTCCAGCCGGTATATGAGGATCTGGTTAAAAACGATATAACGTGGACTCAATTTGGCGAGGGACTGTTCTATGAACGCATAATCTCCGGCGACCGATCCGACATAGCCAATCCGAGAGGCCTTACTCCGACCGCCGTAAACGAGCTATACGAGGCACTACAAACAGAATTAGGCCCGGAACGAGTAAAGATACTCCAAGAGCAAATGGTCGCGTTTAGGGGCAAAATGAGGGCTATTGCGGACGAAGCTTTTAATGAGGGTCTTTATAAACCCGAACTCTACGAAAAAATGCGTGGCAATCCGTCCTATGTAACTTTTCAAGTATTGGATCATATTGACGAGGGCGTATCGGCAAAGATAGCCCACCAAATCGGAACTCTCAAAGATATTAACAATCCGGCCAATTCCTCGTTGCTTAAAATGATTGCTACAATTCGGGCCATTGAAAGAAATAAAGTATCCCGAAGCGTGATTGATTTTATGGAGAGTAATTTTTCTGACGAAATTGAGGAGTCAAAATATCTATTTACCGGAAAAGTGAGAATACCGCTTGAGGCAATCAAGGCCGGCAGACCCGACAGAGAACTCATTACCGTATATCGGGACGGTTCGCTCAAGGGCCATTACGTTGACCCCTACATTGCCACCTCAATAAACCGAGATAGCGTCGGCCAAAACTCGGCTGTAATTCAAACATTCCGCTTGTTTAATACAAAGTTTTTCCGACCGCTATTTATCACATTCAACGTTGGCTTTCAAAGCTTCAACCTATGGCGAGATTTTTGGAGATATTATAAAGCTTCTCCAACAAGATCATTACTCGGAACGGTTAAGAGATACATACCGGCAATCCGCCCGGCGTTAGTGAGGGGCTTCGGATTGAAAGAGGGGGCCAGTCAAAAAAACATTGAGTCCGCAAAACTTATTCAACAAATGGAATACGAACAGGTACTCTCTACAACCTACAACCATTTAATTATGGGCCAGCAACCCGAGGACTTGCAGATAGACGCGATTATGCGCCAAGTCGGATTAAGAGAAGCAAAAACAAAAGATAATATCGCAATGAAAGCTCTCCGCCCGATACTTAATTTTATCTCCAATCTCGGCGACGCCATAGAAACAATCCCAAAGGCGGCCGGTTACTACGAACTCAAAGATCAAGTGGCCTCAAAGGAAATGAGAAGCTATATCAGACGTAAAGTCGGCTCTCCGGACTTCTTGGCCGGTGGACACATCACGCCCAACACTAATGCAGTATTCCTATTTTCAAATGCGATTATACAAGGTATCCGTTCGGATATTGAAGTTGCTACTGATCCGAAAACAAGAGCTGGTTACTGGTGGAAAACGGCTAAAATAAACTTCTTACCAAAGCTTGTAATGTACGCGGCGGCGGCCGGTTTTCTCGGAGACTGGCTCAAAGAAGCAATGGACGGCGTGAGCGAATACGACAAGACAAACTATATTGTTGTACCTTTCTGGGTAAACGAAAATGGCAAAACAATTTATTTAAGAATACCGCAGGACGAAACCGGCCGGCTTTTCGCTGGGATATTTTGGAAAGGATTGACGGCGTTTAGCAACGACCAAGGTTTTGCGCGCGACGCGATAGATGTTGTTTCTTTGTTGGGAGGGCAGGTGCCGAGCCTATCTCCTATCATTACGTCCGGATATGCGACAAGCCAATTCATAACCGGAGCAAATCCTTATGACTTTTTTAGAGGACGCAATGTTTTAACAGACGATCAATACAAAGCCGGTGGCTGGGACTCAATCTCTCCATTTTTGGGCTGGCAATGGGAACAATTAGGCGGAGGTATATTTATGAAGTTTTACTCTAACGGTGTACCACCGGCTCAAAAAACTGCCGGAGAAAAAATCTTGGCAATGCCTTTAGTAAGCAATATCGTGGGGCGCTGGATCAGAGTATCCGACTATGGCCTCCGGGAGAAGTATCGCGCCCAACTTCGACCATTAGAACAGGAGGCGGCAAGACGCCGGCTCAAAGAGAAAGAAGTCGTTAATAAATATGTTGAGAAGTTTAACGAGGACAAGAACGGCGCGTTAAAACTAAAAGAGTACCACCACCAGATCGTAACCGAACTTTTAGGCCACGAGCCAGAAAATAAAGACGAACTAGCTGACGCAAACAGATTGGTTAAGAAGTTTAAGTTAGCCCGAACCAAAAGCTTGAGTGATCCCCGGCTGACAGCCCTATTGGACGCGCCGACAAATGACGAAAAAAAGGTATTGCTCAAAGCTTTCAAATCAGATATGAACCCGGAAAAGTTTAAGGAGCTTATGCAGAAAATAAAAGAGGAGGAGTTAGTGAGTCCGGAGGTGTTTCATAGTGTTAGTAAGTAATGTTGATAAGTAATTGTCAAGGAATTGATACAATATAATTATGTTTATATTTCCACCTAATTTTAACCCCGGTGCAAAGCCAAGATCGCTTGACGCTCGCGACGTGCCTTTCAGCGCGCTAATCCCTAAAGCATATACGATAGATTGGACTCACGGTTACGACGTACTCAAGGCCCTCGGGTATGATATGCCGGTTAAAAATCAGAACGGTTCATTGTCTTGCGTTGGTCAAGCTTCGGCCTATCTTGCTCAAATCCAAGAGTTTGTGGAAACCAAAAATCACGTTGAATTATCGGCAAAGGACATTTACTCTCGTATCTATATCGGCCCGGAGGGTGGAGCGTATGGCTACAAGGGCCTATCTGCCATTACAGCGCGCGGAATAGCCCAAGATACACTCGTACCCTCAAATGAGGGTGGACAGCCTCCTAGCGAGGCGTATATGCGCTTACGCGACGACTCCGACACGGTAACTAAAAACGCCTTAATCCGGAAAGCCAGAGGGTATGCTTATATTGATATGTCTAACCCGGACGAACTGGCCTATGCGATCCAACAAAATCACGGTGCGGTATTTGGGGCATTGGGCGATAACGAGGGCTGGCAGACCGGTTATCCGGTACCGCCAAAGAGCGCGACACCGTGGGGCCACTTCCTTGTATTGACCGGATTTAAGGAGATATCCGGAAAGAAAATGTTTTGGGGATTAAATAGTTGGGGCGAAAGCTGGGGCGTGAATGGATTTTACTTTATAACCGAGGAATATCTTACCGGTGGCTGGGCGTTCAACGCAATGACGTTGGCCGATCTTCCTAACAACCGACAAGAGATTATAAATATGAAAAGAATAATTAAGTTGGTGGACTCTCAAGACGTTTACGTTGTTGAGGGTGGTCGCAAAATGAAAGTACCGGACTTCTCAACATTTGAGTATCTCCGGGACGAAGTAAAAATAATAACCGGCTCTCCGGAAGTCGTTGAGAAAGCGGAGTTTGACGCTTTGGTAGTTGGCAAATCAATGCCAAGCGTCGTCGGCGATCAGTTTGTGAAAGACGCATATGTGTTTTTCAAAGATCGCTTACCACTTCTCAAGGATATTGTGGAAGCCGAGTAAACGTATGAAAACAAAGCAATTTCTTTTTGGGGCATTGCCGGAAAGCAACAGTCCAGCCGGGACGTTAAATGCGTTAGACTTACAAAAGACCGGACGACTGCTCGCGGTAGTCGTAGCCGGCGCCGCCGCAACAGCCGCATTGGACTTTATAACCAAGTTCCTTACCGGAGCCGATCTCGGCCCCTATGGGCCAATGCTTATGCCTGTAATTTCCGGGTTCCTTGAACTCGGGCGCAGATACATAGCACAGCACTTTCCACCGCAGGAATAATACCGTCTAACAAGCGGCCAATATCTTATGAGTATATTTTCACAAGCGTTGGCGGTTTTAGTTCTGTCGGTTACGTCTTTATCAAATCCCACGGCTCACGTCGCGGTTAATTCAAGTGGATTATTTATTCAGTCCCCGGTTATAGCGGAGTTGCCACCATTGCCGACACCGGAACCGAGAGAATATCTTAAACAGCAAGCCGACAGAGAGGTTAAGGTTTGCGGATATTCAACAAAACAAAAATGCCGGACAGTTAATCTCGCCGATCAATTATCGGAAGTAATCCGCCGAGAGAGCAAGTGGGGTGAGTTTGATACAGGGATTGATTATGGGATATGCAACCGGGAGTTTGGGTGCGGATCGGGGCAGGGGTTGATTATGCTTATCGTCAGTACCGAGAAACATTGCGAGGAAAAATTAGGCCGAGAAATTGATCGAGCCAATCCGTATGACTCCATTGACTGCGGTATCTATTTATTGGAACAGGAGGGGATCGGGCATTGGGAGGATCCCAAGGGTCTATGGGGTTCTGGCCCTTATTAGTGTATAATGAGAGTATGCCAAAAGGTATTAAGGGTTTTCAAAAAGGCCACCCTCAATTTTCGGTGGACTGGAATAATAAACAAAAGGGTATGCGACACTCTCCATTGTCGGAGTTTGGAGTCGGACATACACCGTGGAATAAAGGAAAACACCACAGGGCGACTACTATATTTAAGTTAAAGGCCCTATGGACTCCGGAAAGAAAGAAGCAGGCCCGACTCCTTGCTATTGAAAGGGCTAAAGGCAGGATAAGCTGGAAGCATACTCAAGAATATAGAGATTGGCGAACCGCCGTATTTAAAAGAGATAACTGGACTTGCCAAGATTGCGGCCAACACGGAGGCACTCTTAACGCCGATCATATTAAGCCCCAATCTTTATATCCCGATCTACGTTTTACCGTTTCAAATGGCCGGACACTTTGTCGGCCGTGCCACAAAAAGACCCCGACTTGGGGTATTGGCATTTATAATATGAAGCGCAACTACCGACTTTAATTGTCGTCTAATTGTCAACAATTATAAAACTCCCTTTTGGGGGAGTTTTATATTACCAAACTGCCGCTTTGGAGAAAGTCCCAAGATAGAGATAATCTCTATCTACTGCACTAACCTACTCACGGACAGGCCAGTATTAAAAGTTATCAACAGAACGCTCTATTGACTCTTATAGAGCGGTGTAATAAGATAGGGCTGTGGGGGTGCGTAACCCCGGTCGTACAGAATAAAAAATAATCAAATCTTTCTACTATGAAATTATCCAAAACACAAATCGCAAAGATCAAAGCTTTATCTGTAAAAGGACAAAGCGAAAGGGCAATCGCGCAGGAGATCGGTTGCTCAAGAAGTGCAGTATGGTACCAACTCTCTGTCAGCAAGGCCGCTAGTGCGCTTGGTAAAAGAGCCGCAGAAGTAAACAAGAAACTCGGCAATATCAAGAAGTGGCAAGAAGCCGGAAACGCCGCAAGGAGAAAGAAAGGAACCAAAAATGCCAAGAATAATTAACTATATCGGATATAGTATCGCGCTAATTGTTGGTATCCACGTTCTCATTCTCTCGTTTATGGTTTTAGCTCTTTTAGTCCAGCCCGAGATAGTAGTTCACGTCCCCTATTGGGACGCATTGCTACGACTCATTATAAAATAAAACATAGCCGATTGGCTATGCTCTATTGTTGGAACGCTACCTACAATATAGCACCAATCGTTATGATAGACAATGGAACAATCCACAGCAGAATTAGTAAAACCGCAAGAACTCCAAGAGATACAGGAGAACGTAAGTATTATAGTTTCAAAGACAAGCTCCGTCGTTATCCTCAACTCCGACGACGAAAAAGCGGCCATTGATCTTGGCAAGGATTTATCCGATAGAGCCAAGAGAATTGAGGCCATAGAAAAATCAATAACCGATCCGGCTAACCAAACGCTTAAAAGTACGCGTGCTTTTTTCGCACCTTTTAAGGCGGATTGTGCTAACGCCATTGCTTTACTCAAGGGCAAGATATTAGATTTTCGGGCGGTACAAGCAAGGAAAGTGGCCGAGGAGGAAGCCAAGATACAGAAAAAGGTTGAGCAGGGCAAAATGAAGTTTAGCACCGCAGAAAAGAAGCTTGAGAAAATTGAGCAACCCAAGCAGACTGTAACCGCAGAAAAAGGCGCGGCTACTTCAAAGAAAGTCCCTAAGTACGAGGTCGTTGATGTAACTAAATTACCAGTTGAGTATATCCAACCCAACGCCGGTGCGATTTGGAACGCAGTACGGGCCGGTGTAAAAGAAATCCCCGGAGTAAGGATTTGGGAGGAGGACTCGCTTATGATCCGATAATGAGTAACCAAAAATGCCAACAATGCCGAAAGCATAGGAAAACTAAAAATGGCTTATGCAAGGCGTGTCGGCCACAACAAAAATGGATAAACAAGAAACCACAACAGTAAAAGTCAAAGAGCCAAAAAAGAAAGAGGCGGTAGCGCTGGCAATAATCCCGGAAAATTACAACGTGCAGTCAATGTCGGCCGAGCAAATGCAACAAGCAATGACGCTTGAAGCGGCCCGGAGGAAGTTGATAACGCAGTATGTTGCGTTTCATATGAAAGACGGCGTTGACTTCGGCCGTATTCATATCTCCCGAAATTGCCAGTACAAGTACGAACTAGGCAACTGCAAAGACGGTTCGCATTGGAGCCGGCCCAATCTATTTAAGCCGGGATCAGAAAAGTTTGTATCTCTGTTTAAGCTTCGCCCAGTATTCAAGAAAGACACCGAAACTTTAGAAATGTTGCAGGGGCAGGGCATAGTTGCTTATGTTTGCGAACTCTATACTCTCAAGGGCGAGGTGGTGGGCGAGGGCCGAGGGGCGGCCGCGATCAAGGAAAAAGAAAGTTGGACTCCGAATAACGCAATCAAAATTGCTCAAAAGAGAGCGCAGATTGACGCAGTATTAAGAACCGGGGCTTTGTCCGACTTCTTTACGCAGGACTTGGAGGATACCCCGGCCGACGCAGTTGATAATCTCCCCAAAGCTCCGGCACCGGCCAAAACAAAAACAGAGGTCAAAGTTGAAAGCGAAAAGCTTTTTGCCGAAGCAAAGGCAATGATCCAAGAACAGAAAGACCCAACTACGCTGGCCGATTGGAAAGAAAAGATAGACACTTCGGAGAGATACACGGTCGCTCAAAAACTACAATTAACCAAACTAATCAATGCAAAAATACAATTACCAAAGAATTAAGGACTGGCTTATTGTCTTTGCGATTACCACCACTATTGTAAGCTTGATATTTGCTGGAAATGTAGTTGTTGGGGCGATTGCCGGATTGTTTCTCGCTAATATCTTAACCAATGAAAAATACTACGACTAAAACCCCGAAACCCTACCTTTCTTGGTCGCAGTTATGGCTGTGGGAGCAGAGCCCAAAGTATTACGCGCAACGATATTTTGAGGGCCGGGATTTAACCTTTCTGTCAAATCTGTTTGGCTCGGAAATGGCAAAAGCGTTAGAGGACAACGATATGGCTAACCCCGATCCGGCGTTGGCTCAAGCTATGATATTCCTCCCGAAGTATCCCCTCCGTGAGCATAGAATTGAGATTGGAGGCACTAATTGTCCCCTGCTTGGAAGTTTGGACGGCTACGATCCAAAAGGGCCGGATATAGGCGAGTACAAAAGCGGAAAAATAGAGTGGACTCAAGCCAAAGTCAATAAGCACGGCCAGCTTGATTTTTACAGCTTGCTCGTCTATCTGAAAGAGGGCAAGCTTCCGCGCAAGGTTATGCTTCATTACTTCTGCACCAATCAAAAGCATTACGGCCGGGTATTCAGTTTTGAGAAAAAAATAACACTAACCGACGTTCTCCGAATGTCTGGCCGCGCTACGAAAGCGTGGAAAGAGATCAAGGAGGCGTATAAACGATATGGCAAACAGTAGATCGTTTAGAGATATTGTTGACGAGTTAAGTGTTTTATCTCGCAAACGCTCCGAGCTTAGAAATGAGTTATGGAATGTCCTTAGATCGGTTAGGACAAAGCTATCGCCGCGAGAATATGGGATACTAAAAATGAGGTTTAAGGAACACAAGACACTTGAGCAGGTCGGTAAAGTTTTCTCTGTTACTCGCGAGCGCGTGAGGCAGATTGAGGCAAAGGCGATTGAAATAATAAGGGTTTATGAAAACCAATGAAAGCTAATATAATTCCTGTGTGGAAAGGCACTGTTGAGGGTGGCAAAATAAGATTGAGAAATCCTAAAGATTTTGCCGCCTACGTTGCCAAGCTTGAGGGCCTGCCGATTGATTTGGTTTGTCGCAAGGAAAAAGACACACGTTCCCTCAAACAGAACGCTTATTACCACGGTGTTTTGGTGGAAATGATAGCGGAGGAAATGGGGCTGGATCACGACTTAACCCACCATTTTTTGAAAGACAAGTTTAATGCCATTATAGTAAATATCCTCGGCAAAGAGGTACGAGTCGCAAGGTCAACGGCCCAGCTCTCAAGGATAAGATTTACTGATTTTATTGAGAGTATCCGGGTGTGGGCGGCCAGCCAATTAAACCTTAATATCCCCGATCCCAACGAAGTAGTCATTGACTACGAATGGGGCGGAGAAAAATAAAATGAGTAATAGATTAGGAAAGTATCGGCTCTTGGCTCGGCAAATTGCATTAAAGTCGGTTAGAAATAATACGATCCTTGAGGAACTACACGCCGGCAAGAAGCTACCAATGGAGTACCTATCCTATTCAAGAATAACCGAGGAGGAAATGAGAACTCTTATGCTCCAAGTTGAGGAAAACTTAAAAATCTGTCTTTGGGTTTACTTAAAAACTTACAGTAAGGAAAAGTTAGCACTATTACTGAAATCAATTAAGCTAACCCACTTTGGAGAGTATGGTATTAGTTGGGACATTCCAAATAAAAAATACGAAGAATTATCAAAAAAATGAGCTACGAAACAGTTATCAACGACAAGGACACAACTTGTCAACAATGTGGGGCCGAACTACCAAAGGGAGAGTATGTTATAATTGACAAAAGAGAACCTAAAGTCGGGACGTTTTGTACCGTAACCGGCGAGATTGACGCTCTATGCTGGATTAAATACTTTGACGTCAAAGACGAACCCGATCCGTATAAAGAAATCGCTCGCGACAATACGTTGGCCGCGTTGGAACGCTACCACCATACTGACGACGATTTATAATCGTATGTCTAAAAATCAGCCACAGTTATTTAAGGTCAGAGATTTAAGGAAAAATCCATATTTTGCGGTCGTCAATGTTTTCATTGATAAATACGTCAAGATCGTGGGGCCAGCAGGTGCTATGGTCTATATCGCTCTCTGTCGGCATACCGATAAAGAGCAAACCTCTTTCCCCTCGCAGGACAACTTGGCCGAGCGTCTTGGTTGTTCTCGTTTTACGGTTATCCGGGCAATCAATCTGCTCCGAAAATTAAATATCATTTCTCTTGAAAAACCTCGCAATGAAAGGGGTAAGTTTAGACATAATGTCTATACTCTGCTTGATAGTTCCGAGTGGGCTATGCCTATCAAGCCAAGTTGCAAGGGTGCAACACGGCTACCCGTGTTGCAAATGGGCCATTCACCGTGTAGCACCGGTGCAACACTAATTAAACTCATAGATATAACTAAACCAATAAATACATTGCGCGCGGCTTCGCCGGACGCGCCGGCTGTGCTTGACGAAATGATAGAAATTAAGAAAAGAGAACAGATCCCTAACGAGTGGAACTCAAAGGCAATGTTTGAATATCTGCAATCTCTCCGATCCGGAACATCAAAACATTTAAGAGTCGTTGGAAACTTTATGATTATGAAAGGGGTATCTCTCACGAATTACCAGACCAAAAAGCAATTTGAGTTTGAGGCAAGGAGGCATTCTAAGGCCGCCTCTCGGTTAGCCAAAGCTTTTGACGAGGAAAGAATTGATAGGGTTATGGCGTTCTTAAAAGAAAATGCAAAGTTTGCGTGGACGCTTGAAACTTGCGAGAAGTTTATCACGGTGGAAAATCTTACGCCGGATATGCTCCCTAAGAGATACAACTATGGCAAAAATTAAATTACGAAACGGAGATAATTTTGAGGTAGATAACGGCTGGGCCGAAGTCTTGAATAAAAGCTGGCTTGATCGGACTATCTCCGGGACGACGGCGCTTGAAGTTATGCCCGGGAGATTTGAATTGAAAAATCAGATAGTCAACATTGAGTTTGGCGATAGGAAGCCCGGAGCGTTGGACTTAAACGATCCTATTGTCCGTGAAATGGTTAAAAAAGTTGAAAGAGAGCTTGAGGCAATAGGCAAACGCGATCCGGAAAAAGCTCAATATGCTTTTGATTGGTGGTGTGTTGAAAGAGGATATTACATTAAGGCGAAAACCGAGAGGATTTTTTACTCCGGAGCATTTGGGGGTACACCTCATTGGTACAAAAGACCGGAAAATTACTCGGTAAGGCAGAACGCAAACGAGGCGGTGGCTATTAAAAACGCTCTGGACTCTCTCCGGGAGCGCAGATTTTGGGCCAAGAAGCAAGAGCATTTAGGAGAATTGGAGGCCTTAAAGCTTGAAAAATGCCCTTTGGATAAGAAAAATCCCTGTAAGTTTTGCCACCCGACGGCCGGGTTCAATATACCGCGCGGAGTAGTGAGAAGTATATCGGCAGAAACTCAAGACGCGCAGGCATTAAAACAAGAAATATCGCCAGAAGTTAGCTTTGAGGACGGAGGCGTAATCAAGGCCAGCGACTTGCCATTTTAATTATGGAATTAAGTCAACAAGAAAAAATTATCGCCCATATGATCCAGTTGTTTGATAAGCAGGAGTGGTTTTATCCGCCGGATTTTATGCAAGGCGGAGAACTATTTGTCGGGTATGGGGCCTCGGCCCGATTTTCTGAATTAGCAAAGGCCTATCCCGAAATGTTTGAGAGTCGCAAAAAGATTGATAACCTAAAATACCTTGAGCGCCGTTTCAGATTTGAGAACTTGCAAAGGGTATTTGATACCGTCCCGGCTTATGTATCCAGTTTTATACTGGATCAACTGGCCCGGAACGGATTGACTCCGGCTCAAGTACAAGAACCACGACAACCAAGGCAGGCCTCGCTTCTCGGTTGAAGTTATCAACACTTTCTCTTGTTAAGAAAAAACTTAAAAAATGGTATAGTTAGGCAGAGGGAGGAGCTACGCGGCTAATGTCCGCAAAGCATAGGGGCTTGACCCTGCCTCCCTCGTCATTTCAAAAAAACAGAATGTCGTTTGGCAGAATAAAATTATGTAAAGCGGATAGTGAGTTTTCCTTGTTTGTCCGCGAGCGTGATTTGTGGACTTGTAACAGATGCCATAAGCGATACCCTCCCGGAAGTATCGGCCTCCAATGCTCGCACTATTGGGGCAGGGGGAAAGAGTCAACGAGATTTGATCCGGAAAATTGCGACGCTCTCTGTACTGGGTGCCACAATCTTTGGGGCCACGGCGACGAGAGGGAGCAATACAAAGCTTTCAAAATTAAACAGCTCGGCCAGAATGGATACAACATTTTGGAAATGCGAGCGCATACACTAGGCAGAAAGGATCGGAAACTTGCTTTAGTTGTCGCAAAAGCCTTGCGTCAAGAATTAGCAAAGTCCCGACAGTTTTAATGGAAAAACTATTTACAATGACATTGGGAGAAGTAACTAGCGTCGGATCGTGGGAGGTTACTAGAGTCCCCGGCGGTTGGATATTCGTATTAACCGGCAGTCAGGCCAGCCCAGTATTCGTACCATATTGCAAAAAGAGTTTTAACGACACCCTCAATGGCTAAACCTAAAAAATCATTCTTCATAGTCGGAGTGGTAACAGACGATCCGGACGGCTGGGAGGTTGTCTGTAAGAGAAAGTCCAAATCAATTACGTTTCGGCTGGAAACTAAAACCGATAAACTGGGTGCAAGGGACGTGATGTTTCTTAACTCGCATTTAGACGCAATCAGAAATAATCCGGCCGTTTCAAGCCCAAAGAATGAGCGGATCGGCCAAGCATAATGCAAAAAACGCTTGATATTATCGGGGTAGTTTTAATGATAACTCCTATCGTCGCCGGCCTCGTACTTCTGGTCAGTGCCATAGCCAACATTTTATGAATAAAAACGAACCACAATTTGAGGTAACGCCAATCTCTCCGGAGAGTAAGGCAAAAGTAATTTGGCTCAAGGTTAAGGTTTTGTTTGATCGCCCGGACTTTCTGCGTTGGGCCGCGATTAGCTCTATCGTGGTTGCCCTCGGATCATTTGCCGCCGTGTGGGTACTAACCTCTCAAGTTAAAAATCTCCAAAAGGTTATCTCTGTCCACGATCAAGTATTGGAAAAGGTTGTTAAGGGAGAATTGCCCCTCTTACAGCTTGAGGATAAGACTTTTACTCCGGCCGTGCCTTATTCCATAAGATTGATCCGTGAATTACAGCAATTAACTAACCAGCTTAAAGAAAGAGCCGGCGCAAAGCCGACTCCGACTCCAAGCCGATTTGGATTATAAAATGAAAACAGAACAGGTATTTGTTTTATGCCCGGAGTGTCGCACCCGATTTGTCCGCCCCCGGCCGGCCATTGGCATACCGGAGAAGTGCGGTATCTGCCTCAACGAAGTTTTAATGCTTGAAGTTAAACAAATGCCCTCCAAGAAAGTTGTATTGGGAGGAGTTAAAAAAGCTAAGAATAAAAATGGAGCAAATTAAAAAGGCCACAACCAAGACGATCATTATTGAGAAAGACGGAGTAAACTTTAGCGTCAGTTTTGCCATTACCCCGGACGTGCTTAAACACATTGATACCTACAAAGAAATTATAACAAGCGTATTAGACCACCTTGAGGAGTTGAAAAAAGAAATAATCGCCGAGTATCCTTTGCGGTTCGTGGTACAACCACTGGCCGGAGAGCAACCGATTGGAAATTAAAATGGATTACGCGCAATCAAAAAGCTTGAATGGTAGAAAATGAGATCACAATAAATCAAGATAATGTCCAAGAAGTTTTTGAGGGGGCTAAAAAGAAGTTAGAGAAAGCTGACAAGGTGGGTATGGTCATTAAGATTGATCCGAAGTCCCCGGCCGGTAAAAGATTGACGAAGTTGGCTAATGGTAAGAGAAAGTCTGGAAGTGGTGCGCCGGCTGGCAACAAGAACGCCGTAGGCAACAAAGGCGGCGGCCGTCCGACAAAGTTTAATCCGAAGTATGGCCCAATGTTGATTGAGTTTATGGACATAGCACCATTTCGGAAAGAGTTGAAATCTAGCTCAAAGGGTTTCGGAAAATCTGGAAGTCAAAACTTTGAGCGGGAGGAGTTTATGCTATTAGCTAACAAGCTCCCAACCCTAACAAGGTTTGCTATGAAGATTGGAGTACATAGGACGACGTTAGAGAATTGGGTTAATGAGGGTCAAGAAAGAATTGACGAGGAGAAACCGCTTACAGTCAAGAACGCTAAGAAGCCCAAGCTGTTTGAGTTTTTTCAGCACTTTACGCACGCGCAGGACTTATACAAAGAATTTATTGTGCAAAATGGCCTCGCCGGATTATCCCCCTCGCCGTTCGCAATCTTTGTCTTAAAGAACACAACCGATATGCGCGACAAGACCGAAACAGACATAACTTCCGGTGGTAAGGAACTTGGCAATATAGTTTTACCGGCGACTCAAGCACCGTGGCCGGCACCAACAAATGAAAAACCCAACGGAATTGATAAAATGCCCGAATAGTATCTGTGGCGCGATAATGTCCCGGAAGCAGTACGAGGAGGAGTGTTGCTGGAAGTGCGGATCAATCTTGCCCTTACCAAAGTACGCCCCAACAATGCTAACCCCGAGCTTACACCCAGAACGAATACGTCTTGATCCGATTGAGCTGGCTGATACGTTTGACGAAAGCAAAATTAAGAAAATGTCAGAGCAATGAAAAATGATTTTATTTACGGATTGATTTTGGGGGTATGCGGAGTGGGGTTAATTATCGTCCTGTTCGGGCATTATGATGTAGTACAGGACATTTGGGAGTATCAGACGTGCCGTACTATTCAAGAGCTGTTTTGCTCGCGTCTAGGGTCAATGTAGTGTGTCGGGTTTTTAATAAATGGCTAAAAACAATGATTATCAGAGAAACTACAACTTATCTGCCCGGCTTCAAGGTTTACAAGATTTATCCATTCGGAGTTGACGGTAAGGCGTTATACAAAGGCGGTCAGAATTATCGTTGGGCTTGTGAGTTTTTTGGCCGGGGATATTCCGGAGAGCATAGACGAGAAGTTATTTTAGATACGATCAGATTGAGGTTTGGATTAAACCCGAGGCAATGAAAATACTATCACTCTTTGACGGTATATCCTGTGCGAGAGTAGCCCTTGAAAGGGTGGGTATTCCGGTTGAAAGCTATTGGGCGTCAGAGATTGAACCGTATGCGATAAAAATCAGCAACAAAAATTGGCCCGATATTATTCAAGTCGGGGACGTCAAGGATTTAAACGGTAAAACATTTCACGGAATATCCCGGCCAAGAATTGATTTACTGATAGGTGGAAGTCCTTGCCAAGATTTAAGTATCGCTAAACAAAAACGTACAGGACTGGCCGGAAACAGGAGTAGTTTATTTTGGGAATATGTCCGTATCCTCAAGGAAGTGAAACCAAAGTATTTTATTCTTGAGAATGTCAACAGTATGCCTAAAGAAGCAAGGCAGGTTATAACAGAAGCGTTAGGGGTTGATCCGATAATGATAAATGCGGCTCTTGTTTCTGCTCAAAATCGTAAGCGTTTATTTTGGACAAACATACCGGTTAAGGAACCTCAAGACCGTGGCATTATTCTTAAAGATATTATTAACGAAAAAGCCGATAGAAAGTACCGAACCGTTAGTAGCCCAATGAAAACCAAAAATGGTATCCGGTGGGACACAAGCGGAAAAGGATACTTTTCGCAACAGGATCGGGCCTATTCAATTCTTGGCAAGTTTCCGACGATACCAACTGCCCGGACAAATACAAAAGTTAATTTTCTTTTTGAGGACGGACGTATTGGGGTAATGAACTGGGACGAGATTGAGAAACTTCAATCATTACCAGTTGGATATACTGACTTGGAAAACGAAAACAGGACAGAGAAACGAGGCGGAGTTATTGGTAATGCTTTTAATGCCGAAGTTGTAGCCCATATTTTGAAAGGAATACAAAATGCCTAAACTTAAACCATATTGGGAACCACAACCAGTCCAGTCGTTAGCAATCTCAATGCCGGCTTTTGAAACGCTTATGGGCGGAGGCCGTGGCGGTGGCAAGACAGAGGCCGGCTTCGGTTTTCTAATCAAAGACGACTACCACCTCAACCCATTGTATCGAGCTTTAGTTGTCCGACGTAATGCCGACGACCTCAAGGACTGGATTGACCGTGCGCGCGGTTTTTTCCGTCCCAAGAAAGCCGAGATCGTCGGCAATCCGCCGGAGATAAGGTTTCCGAATATCTATAACCGAAGCGATATTGGGGCCGTGATAAGAACCGGCCACTTGAAAGACGAGAACGCTTACCGAAAATATCAAGGCCACGAATACCAAAGACAGTTGATTGAGGAGCTAACGCATATTTCTACCGAACAGCAATACTTGATGTTAATTGCTTCTTGCCGTTCGTCTATTCCGGAACTTATGCCCCAAGTGTTTGCAACTACCAATCCGGACGGCCCCGGCCACGTCTGGGTAAAGAAACGCTGGAAGTTATCCGGTATCCCGACGACTCCGATTAGGACGTATGACGACGTAACCGGGCGCTGGCGCGTGTACGTTCCGTCAAAGATTGAGGATAACAGGTACCTTATGGAGAATGACCCCTCGTATGTTTCATTCTTGGAGGGCCTACCAGACGGACTTCGTGAGCAATGGCGACAGGGAAGTTGGGACGATTATAATATCAGGGGAGCTTTTTACACCAACGAGATCAGGCAAATGCAGAGAGAGAATAGATTTAGATTTGTGCCGTTTGATCCTTTGCTTAAAGTCCACACGGTTTGGGATTTGGGCGTTTCGGACTCAATGGCGATAGGTTTCTTTCAGAGGATCAGTACCGAGTTGAGATTGATTGCCGCTTACTCAAACGAAAATTACGGATTGAACCATTACTCCGCTTACCTCCAACAGCTTCAAACGGAAAGAGGATACGTCTATGGTAAACACTTTGCACCGCACGATATAAACGTGAGAGAATTGAGTAGCGGATTGACCCGGCTACAACTTGCAAAGAAGCTCGGTATAGATTTTGATCTTGTGCCGAATATCGGAATTGAGGACGGCCGGGAGCAGGTGCGCATAATGTTTACAAAGCTTTGGATTAACAATGCTTACGGTGGCGAGGAGTTTTTGGACGCGGTGCGTCAGCACAGACAAGAGTTTGTTGAGCAAAAGCAGATATTCAAAGCGTATCACGATTGGACTTCTCATTTTGCGGACGTATTGAGATATGCCGCGTTGGTTGAAAAGAAAATGACTAACGAAAATAAAAAGCCAATTAAACGCCAAGCTCCGTACCAAGCTCGCGATCCTTATGAGGGCGGTCGCAAGCAAAGTAGTGAGTTTGAATTATAACTATGCCAAAATCAATTTTAGCGATCCACCGAGCCATTGAGGAACAGAAACCATTTTATAAAACAATGAAACGGTTAGCGAATTGGTACGAGGAACATCACATAACCCCCCACGAAATTGCCGATAAGATTAAGATATTACACAGTAACTTTGAGCGCTCCCAAAAAGTTTTAGATATTAGGCACGCCTCGGAGATAAGACCTCTCCACGAAAAGCAAATGGCCCTCCGGATTGAGGCCAAAGAACTTGGTAAAAAACACCTTGTGGAAAAAGAAGATTTGACTTTGGGCTTTGCACAACTTGAATTAGATTTAGTGCGAGGACGGATTACAGAGTTACCAGAGGAGATCAAGCCAGTCCATAAGGAAAGTTGGGTTGTCAATCTATTTGAGAAGCTATGGCCGTCCCGGGTTTGACACTTTGACTTATCCACTTTTTATTTCGTTATGATCTATTTGAGAATATGTTACAATTTAAGCACATAAACCCTTTCGCGCAGGGTTCACTCAATGCCAAGTCCGACAGCATTACCATTAAAAACAGATCAACCAAACAATGCCACCTCTCTTTACGCGGACGACGCGGAACGATCAGAGGAACTAAAAACTCGCGATAGTATCGCCGCTCTTTGTGTTAAGCAAGCGCAGGCGTCCCTAAAATACAAAGAAAGACGCGTACAGGATTGGAACGAGAACATCAATCTTTACGACGGCGTTAAGGCCAAAGAAACTGCCGACGGTCGTTTTGATTATCCCCTCCCGATTATGTCGGGCTTTATTGATACCTCAATGTCCAATATCAAGGACGAGCCGATTATTGAATACGATCACGTTTCCTTTGCCGATAAAAAGCGTGCTAAAAAGGTTACGGCCGCTTGGAGGTTTTACTCCTCGCCCTCGCAAATGGATTGGGCGACAGTTGATCTGGACGTAAAAAAGATTGCTCATTTTACCGGAGTTGGTATTTACAAAATGTTTTTTGAAAGCGATCCGGGTTTCAATGGTTACCTTGAGGCCATTGATCCGTTTGATTATCTCCCGGAGCCGTTGGGCGGTGGGGATTTATGGAAGCATAATTGCGGTTTCCAAGACAACATCTTTCGCTCAAAATACGAACTTGAGAACTCCAAGCATTACAACGCCGAGCAGGTAAAGAGATTGATTGCCGCTTGCGCTTCAACTGATACCTCAAAACTTAATAAACTAGAACACCGGGCCAAGCTCAACCGCTTCGCGGCAATGGGATTGAAATACGACGCGGTGGCCGATTATCAAGGCGACAACAATTACCGGCTGACGGAGGGCTTTACGACTTATCAAGGTAAAAAATGGTATGTCTTTATGGATTTGCAGACCGGTATTTGGGTAAGGATTGAGCCGTTAAAAGAAGTATTTAAGTCCAATAAGCCGATGTTTGTTGGTTGGCAGACACACCGCGACGCTTTCAACTTTTTATCAAAGGCCCCGGCTGACGATATTCGCCCGATTGCGATTGGTATGAGGCGGATTTTTAACGAGGCAATGTATAACATCAATAAGCGCAATTCTGGTTCGCGCGCTTATGATCCGGAAATCTTTGAGGAACCAGAATTACTACAATGGCGCCCGGACGGATTAGTGCCGGCGACAGTCCCAGCCGGTAAAGCTATCAGCTCGGGTATTTATGAGTTTAAGACCGAGGACAATACGGCAATCACGGTCAATTTAATGAACTTCCTTGATAACTTCGTGGGTCAAAAGACCGGCATTACCCCCGGCACGCAGGGTCAATCTCCCAACGACATTAAGGTTGGTGTTTACTTTGGCGATCTGCAAAGAGTAGCGGCCCGGTTCGGATTGACGAATAAGTACTACGCAAAAGCTTGGCACGATTTAGGATATTTGTTTGCTTGGGGGTTGTGGGAGCATATGCCCCAAGAGCTTATGGTTAAAGTTATCGGCGAGGAGGGCGTGGAATGGGAGGAACTTTTGAAAGAGGATACCGAACCTGATTTTGCAATTATTGTCCGAGGCGGATCCTCCGAACTTCAAGCCGACGAGTTAAAAAAGAAAACTAAAGCCGACTCACTTGGCGCAATGGCTAACTCTCCGCTTTATGGCCGGTTACTTAATCCACGACTTGTTGCCGAGGAAACCTTGCGTAACGGTGGCTGGGACGAGGAAACTATTAAACGCTTTATGGATTTGAATAATTTAGGCGACGAGGACTCGCTGATTAACGCCGCTCAAGCTATCCAAGACGTTTTGGAGGGCAAAGAACCGCGAATGTACCGCAAGGCGACGTTAGCTTTTTTGAGCAAGATTGAGGACTTTCTGGCAACGCAAGAGTTAGACTTGGACAAAGAGGTTAAACTGTTTGCCTATTTCAATAAAATGCAACCTATCGTGGTGCGAAATATGACACGCAGAGCAATGAACGGAGGCCCAACGCTGGTATTACCCGGAATGTTCCCAAACAACGTGCCTACGCCCGGAATGGGCGCACCGGAGAGGCCTACGCCGCCTACTCCCGGAGGCAATCCACCCAATCCAATGCAATGAGTAGGTTTTGTAATAAATGAGTAGATTTTATGAGTGATACATTTTCTAAAATTGAGGAATTAAGAGAGCAAGCCGAGGGTAACGATCCGGAAACAGTCCGGATATTGGACGGCGCGAGGGATATTCTAAAAAAGGCGCTTATTAAAGAAAATCTAGCCAAGCACCCCGGAGTTTCAATGCTTTTGACAATGTGTGAACGTAAGCTCAAGGGGATTAACGGATTACTCCAAGAGGACGAGGAATTAACAGACAAGCAACGCGCCCGGTGGTTCGGAGAAAAGAGAGCGATTGAAACTTTTATACGCTTCTTTTCGGTAGCCGAAAGGAATGTGGAAGTTATCAACAATGACATTACCAAACGTTACAGCGAAAAAATGGTATAATAAAATTAACTAAACAAGTCAACTCAAATTATGGAAGCTTCAATGCCAAAAATGCCAAAGAGAGTAACCGTTGAGGAAGCCTCAAACGGTTTTATGGTTTCAATGTATGACGAGAAGCACGGCGAAATGAAAATGGTTTGCAAAGATATGGGCGAAGTCCACAAAACAGTTGAAAAAATGATGAGCAAATCCGGTAAGGCAAATACAGTTAAATATCGCCGCTACGCATAGGTCGGGCGTAGTGTAAATAAAATATAATTTTCAAATATATGACAAAAGCATTAACAGAGGAACAGAAAGCCGCCGCCGCAGAAGCGGCCGCTAAGAAAGCGGAGGACGAAGCCGCCGCAGACGAAGCTGACGAGGAAAAAGTCGGCAAGGGTGTTGTTGTTAGTTTTGAGGGCGGACAGACACGCACTTACACCGGCAAAGACGCGAAAGCGAAAGCCGCAGGGTTTATCTCAAAACGTCCAGCCGATAGAGCAATAGTTAAGTAGTACCGAGTTTTGTACCTTTAACCCGATCGCGCGCAATTAGTTAGGGCCTCTCTTTTGGTGCTTTACCGCCCCATTCCGAGTCCCCCAACAGGCCGTGCGCGCGATCTATTGGGGGCCAAAGGAGAGGTTCTAACAGACCTCTTTTTTGTCGTAAAAAGCAAAAAAGAAATCCCCTTTTGCGGTGTAGGATAAACCGTCTTGGAGGGTAGCTAACCCTCTCTAATCAAGTGGCCCGGTATGTATCAACCGTCAAATGATATTTGGCGTTTTATATCCGACGTTGCTTCAAAGGATATGGAAAGTATAAAAATGACCCCTGCTACTGATCCGCGCTATCCTGATCTGGAAACCCAGCAGATAGCCGAGAAATTAGAAGCAGAGGGACATAAGTTGCCGTTTGAAAAGAAAGACCCACAGGCCAACAAGCCCCCGGTCGCAGACGACGACGAATTATCTGACGACGAAAAAGCCGCAAAGGAAGCCGAGGAGAAATCCAAAGCTGACGAGGCCAAAGTAGAAGCAGATAAAAAGGTCAAAGAGGAGGCTGACGCGAAAGCGAAAGCGGACTTGGAGGCCGGCCAGCAGAACGGTAAGAAGCCAGAGGAGAAGCCAATAGGCGATCCAAAGGAAACTCTTATCGTAGCTCAAAAGCGACAGATCAAGGAGCTTGAAAAGCGAATTGAAACTGAAACCGCAGAGCTGAAACAGCAGATTGAAAAATTAACTACGCAGATCAATAGCGGCTCCGGAAAGGCCCCGGATACCAAAGCCAAGATAGACAACTCCGCAGAAAAGCTTGAGCAACTGGTTAATACCATTGTTGAGCAAGCCGAGGGTGCGATTGAGCCGGGCGTTGTTAAATCTATCCTTGAAGCGGCGAAACAGTTGGTTGCCTCCGGCAATCAGTTATCGCCCGAACTTACCGAGAAATTGGAAAAGTTTGACAAGCGAGAGGCAGAATTAACCGCTCAAAAAGAGGAGCAAGATACTATTGCTACCGAAACTCAACACTTTAACGACGAGTTTAAGCACGAAATTGCCGATAACGAGGACGTTAAAAAGATAGTCGCCGATAGCGGACTGACTATGGACGAAGTTAAGGCCAAAATCCAAAGCTTTGTTTATAGCGAAGCTGGCGTGAGATACGCTGGCGTCCCACTCGGAGAATTATTTACTCTCAAGCGATCGTTGTTTGTCCCGGAAAAAAAGAAATCAGCAGAACATAGCCGGGGAGGATCAACTTCGGGCGAAACCCAAGACGATCGCCTCAAGACGGCGGCTGAAATCGCGGCAATGACTATCCCAGAGTTTGAAAAGTATTCAAACGAAATGGCCTCAAAGAGCAAGTCCACGATCACGCGTAGAGGTAAACCAATAAATTAAACCCTATTGTCCGATCTATTTCCAACATGTTTGGGGATTGGCCGAAACAGTAGGATATTACGATAATGGCTAATTCCTTGAGCGCAAGCTTCAAAGAATACTGGTCTAACCGTATGCAGGTAATACATTACCGAGTTGATGTTTACAGGCAGATCGCCAACTTTGAGGAGGAAGCCCAACTCAAACACGGCGACGTGGTTAATAGACCGTATCGTTCCTCGCTGGTAGTTCAAACCTACACGCCGGGAACCGCCGTTACTATTCAGGACATTACTGATACTAACGAGCAGTTGACAGTTGCAACTGCAAAAATTATTCCGTTTTACGTTGACGACCTTGACGCATTACAGAGTAATTATAAGACAGCTAACGAATACGCGGACGACGCGGCCGTTAAGTTGTCTAACATAATTGACGGCGACGTTTTGGCGGAAGCCGCAAACGCTACGTCAGTTGTGGATAATGCCGACTTCTCCGGAACTTCCGGCGACGGTATTACGATCTCAACCTCAAATATCCAAAAGATATTTTCTCTCGCTAAGAGGAGATTGAGAAAGCAAAATATCAAGTTTACCGGAAACGGCGACTTGTTTGCGGTTATCTCTCCCGAAATGGAGGATACCCTTTTGCAGTATCTTGCCGGTAAAGAGTCCACTTTGGGCGACGGTACCGGTGTTGCCGGACATATCGGCAAATACTACGGCTTTGATATTTATGTATCAAACTCCGTGTATCACACGGCGAGATTGGAAATGGGATCGGCTATGACGGCCGCTGATACTATTACAATTAACGGCGTCGTTTTGACTGCCGCCGCTACCCCAACTGCCGCCGGTGATGTTGATGTTGAAACAACCGCCGCCGTGCAGATTGATACGCTTGTTGCGTCTATCAATGCTCCGGGTACTTCTGTATCCGGCGACTTCGTAGCTCTTTCGGCCGCTAACCAAGCTTTGCTTTCCGGTATTACCGCAACTGACGGTACGACCTATATGACTATTGCCTCAAAGGGTTGGGGTAATGTTGTCGTATCGGAAGTCTTGACTGCGACCGCCGACGTTTGGACTTCAGGACTTCAAATCCAGCACAATCTTTTTGGTAAGAAAGGTGCTATTGACGTCGTTATCCAAGCCAAGCCAAAACTTGTAACCAAAGAAGTACCCGACAAGCTCGGTCAAAACTTCCTGCCTTACACTTTCTACGGTAAAAAGACCTTTGCAGAAGGAGCAAAAATGCTCGTTGATGTTAAGGTTAATTCGTCCAGCTTCTAACATAACTGCTTGATCGGATAGCCGGGGACTGGCCTAACGGCCGAGCGAAAGCTTAAACCCCCGGCCCGGTCAATCGGTGCTAACAATCACAATGGTTAAAAACTCATTTGTGGGAGGCATAGTAGCCCTTGTTGTATCGTTGGCAGTTATGTTGTTTGGCGGCAACGGTCAACAGTTACCCTCTTTGGGAGGACTGGTTCATAATACCCAAGAGCGATTTTCCAGCATTGTTGCTGACAATCTCTCCGGCGGATTATTGACTGTTGCAAGCGGATCGCGACATTTTACCGCACCCGAAATCTGCGAAAACTCTGTAATTACATTAGACGGCGACAGTTACGCCTCTGAGCAAGCACAGGTGCTACCAAGCGCGGCTAATTTGATTAAGGGTTGTTTGCCGAATAAAGGCGACTATCGCGACGTATTCTGGCTCAACTTATCCGTGGACGAAAACCCCACGATTGCGGCCGGAACAACGATAGACGTGTTAATTGCGTCCGGTTCAGCAGGAACAACTGTTGAAATCCCAACGAATAAGGGGGTATGGACAAGATTTATTCGCCTCGAGGGATCGTCAGTCAGCGTACAGTTTGACGAGTACAAACATCAGTAAAGCCGAGGGCTTACTTTTCTCCTTTTGCCAAAACCAAAGGGAGAAAGAATAATCCCTCGGGATAAATAATTAAACTTATGAAAAACGTATTAAAAAATCTGGTCTTGGTGGTAGTAGGAGGGGCAGTCGGGGCCTTGCTTCTCTATGCCATTCTGCCAGCTCCGGTGGCTCCGTTGGGCGGTG